CCCCTCCCCGCCCCACCTGTGGTATGGTGGGGCTGATAAGCTGAGACGGTTTGATGTCGAAGGCGCCGGATTCAATTTGCGGAATGATTTCTTTCGTGACATACGTGCTGTCAAGGCTTTTGAGAAAATCTAGCAACTTTTCCTTGTCAATCGCCATGTTTATCCTCCCCATCCATCACCGCCAGCAGGGCGGCTTTGCAGATTGCTTCGGGCATTGTTTTTCCGCGAGCGCGAATCACCGCAGAATTGCCAATCGGATAGATCGCACACGCAAAGAAGTCGTCATACCTATGAATATCGATGTACGAAAACATCTCAACCACTTCCCATGCGGCGGATATGTCGGTGGAATAAAACGGTACGTAGTACGCCGTCACATTTGGCGGATTACGAAACCATATGACTCGTTCATCAAATGATTCTGGATATGCCTTTCTGTGTTCTTTAATTCCGACAACATATTCCGCCACCAGCGCATCCAGTAAGCGCCCCGGCTCCGTCGCCAAAATCTCATCACGCGGTATCCCCATTTTATCGGCCATGTTTATCCTCCCCATCCATCACCGCCAGAACGGCGGCTTTGCAACGTTGTTCCGGTGTGGCGTGGATAAGCAAACACAATTTTTTGATGTCGGAAATATCTTGAACTTGGTTGTACCCAAAGACCACACTTGCAAGTGCATGGACATACATTGCGGGGTCTTTTTCGATTGCAATTTCTTCTGCTTCAAACGCGGCGGCCATGTCTTCACTCGGGTTGAATGGCATATAAATCAGCCCATCTTCATCCCGCTCATCAGCGATATACCATCCTTCGTCTTCGACCCACCACGCGGCGGGAAAAGGATATTGGCTGAATAAGTCAACACTTTCTACAATGGGAATATTCATGATATGCCGGATAACAAGTTCATCCAATTCCCGTCCTGTCTTCATGGCCAACACTTCATCACGTGTCATGGTTCGGTTCCTCCATTTGCTTTATGATACCGTCAACAAACGCATCGAGTTTTTTGTCGTGTAACCCGGCCAGTTCAAATAGTTTTCGGAATGAGTCGATAGCTTCGCTACGTTGACCGGCGGCAAGTGAGCCGCGCATCCAATCCTTTTCCATCCTCCACTCCAATACCTTACGCACGACTTCTTGGCGAGTTTCGCATACTAGCAGGATAGTGTTATTCAGCGTTATTTCCGCCTTAGCTTCGGGGATTGTTGCGTCATGATCCCCGATCAAAAGGATATAGTCGGGGTCTACGTTGAACTTTTCGCCATTTGTGTGTGTCAATTCGATCATGCTTGATCCTCCTTTTCTTTCAGTTCGTCAATCAGCACATTCGGGTCCAAAACAAACGTCGTCGTCGATTCCAGCCACACCACCAGCGCGTCATATCCGGCCTGCTGTTCCTTCGTCGGCTGAAAGTCACGGATCGCTTGTTCGATTGCCCGCAGACGCTGGACTTCGCCGTTAGCGTCAAATGCGCCGGATTGGATTTCTTTCATTACATGCCAATAGCTATTCGCTCGGTCATGTCCAAATTTTGCATATGGGAGTGCTTGACCGTTCAACCACTCCAACACCGCTTTCTTGCTCAGGTATTCACTCATGACTCACTCGCACCTTTTCAAGCGCTCATAATACCGGAAAGCTTCTTCGATTTGTTTGATGGTGATGCCCTTCGCTTTAAGCGTTCGGATTGCTTGTTTTACTGCGGGATCGTTCATTTTCTTTTCCTGTTCCGAAAGTGGACGGAAATCAAATTTGCTCACTTGTATTCGCTCCTTTCCTGTTTCCTTCGACAATCTGCACGCATCAAAGCGTAAGAGAATTCTTCGACAAACCGATTCCATGCATTGTTCCTGCTCGGTTGTCCGAGAATCAACTCGTCCATGCATGGTTCGCATATTTCTTCGCCTTGTTTACGAAAAAATTTCCGGCAACGGGCGCATAACTTTTGCTCGGACATAGCTCTCACCACTCACATTTCCCGTCCCGGCAGTCGATGCCGTAGACGGTGGATTCGTCCCACTCAACTCCGTTGGGATTTGTGCAACCACATCACCGCACGACGGGCAGACATACTCGTTACCGTTCTTTTCAGCGACTTTAAAACACTTTCCGCATCCCGGTTTCATCTTGACAACACCCCTACTTCTTTGAGTATGTCGCGAGCCGTCGTATAGCATCTGTCCAGTTTCCAATGCGCCCCATCCTCTGACGCAATATCCATGATCGTTAGCAATCCGTCGATCAACTTTTGACGTTCTTGTAGCAGTTTGTTAACGCCGTCTTGAAGTTTAGCTAGTCCTCCATCTCCACCAAAGTAATATTTGATTTGAGCATGTAATTGCTCTAATAGTTCTTCCCGAATCTCCGCGATCTTCTTTTCCCGATCCAAGGTTATCCCTCGCTTTCTTCGTCCATGTCTTCACTTCTTATTAGCCGCTTTTCGCCCTAACTATCGGAGTATATTGTCAGATGGTTGAGAAGAAATTAAAAACCTGCCGATTTATTCGGCAGGCTCGTTAAATCTGTTCTTTAGTTCTCGGACTTCTTCCTCAGCTTTCAGCATCCTCTCAACCAATCCGTAGAAGTCAAGCGAATGGAGAATCATGAAGTCCTCCCCGTCCCCGAATCCGACGACGTAGACCGGAATCTTGCCGCCCTCATTTAGCGCTTCGACTTTAAGCTTGTCGAAGACACTGCGATAGATTGTCCGTTGTTTGGAGGGTTTGGCCTTGTCTTTGGCTTCAAACAGGAACATTGAGGATATGACATCTCCCTTCGCTCTCCAATCGGAGCCGGAGCCGCCGACCCGCCGGGCGTACATCCCGGCAAGGTCGCTCATTCCGTGGGCGATTCGTTTGGTTTGGATTTCGTCAATCCTCCGAAGGTTCGGACGCTTCTGCACCCGGCTCAAAGGCTCCGACCTCCTGCTTGACAATCTCCATCATTTCTTCTGCTGGAGTTTGGCGGGCGGCGAGGGTGACCATGAGGTAAAGCATCGACCACAGACGTTCGTCCGAATGGAGTGCATCTTTCCATTTGGCCGAACCTTGGAACTTCGCAATAACCTCTCCCGTGGCTGGATTGATGAGAGACTTCCAACTGGTGCCTTGAAGCAGTCCCATGTGTTCAGCCAACGACAACGTGTTGCCGTAGATGTCCAGCCCTTCGTCGTAGTAGTAATCGACAGACGCCGTGGCTCCTTCCTTACCGCCAACCTTGTTCTTCGTAATCTTGTATTTGATACGTTGGCCTACGTACATGGACTCCAGCGGATTACCTTCCTTGTAGTTCGGGTTGCGGAAATCCTGACCCATTGAACGGGAGAACTCGATCATCTGTGCGACGCAGTGTTCCAACTGGCGGCCGCCCGGAACTTTAAGAGGTTGCCAAATATCGCCGATATTGTCTCGTACTTGATTCAAGAACAGGATGTGAGCGTCGTATTCGTACACCAACCCACTTCCGAACACGCTACGAAGGAACATATTTATGACTGGAACGACGCCGCCAACACGGGCCGCCTTGTCCCACTTCTTGTCGTTATCCCCTTCGTTGCGGGAAACGAGCGCCCCAACGGAGTCGATGACAATAAGTCCCAAACGTCCTTTGAGTTTAGGGTTGCGGAATAATGCTTCGATGCGCTCGAAGATGTCCTCTGCGTACAACGGCTTACCTTCCGGCTTCTTGATGAGGATGAGGTTAGGGGCATCTACATCGACACCGAGCTTCCTCATGTGGGCCTCAGCCGCAATAGCGGAGTTTTCCGGGTCAGCTATGACGTGGATTTTGTCGGGATACAGTTGCATGTTGGCGGCGATGGCGGCGTAAGCAGTGGTAGATTTACCGGCAGACTTCAACCCGTATGCCATAGACCCTTGCCCTCCTGCCAGTCCTCCACCCAATGCAATGTCAAGCGACGGGATGCCGGTCGAGTACCACGTCTTGACTTCCTCTGCCTTTGCTTCAAAGTAACTCGTTACAGAGTCATCCTTGAATGCTTTCTTGAAGTCAGCGACAATCTCAGCCGCCAAGTCAGCTACAGGGATGGACACGTTAGGGTCAGCCTTTCTCGGTTTCGCCAACAAAATCACTCCTTTGTTGTATTGCTTCCCCAAAGATGGAAAGCCCCTTTTCAGGGGCGGCGGAGGTGTCAGAATCTAATGTCTTCGTCCATGCAGGCGCAGTCCGGGAACGTGCAGTCAGTGAACTCACATCCGTTATCCTCGTCCTCCGGTACAATGAAGGAGGCATACCCCTGAGCCACGAAGATTTCCTCAACACCGTCGTACTTAGTCTTGATTACCAAGGTATCGCCTATGGACTGTTCGACGAACTGACCGTCTTCAAGCTCCACGTCGTAAATCTCATTGACCATTTCCTGAATTTCCTCGTCGGACGGGCTGTGGGACATACCGTCTTCACCGTAGACGTAGAAGTCGTCCGGGTACTTTGGATACCCGCTATCGCTTTGCGCGATTTCTTCAACGAGTTCCTTAGCCACTTGCAGGGCTTTATAGACCGCCTCGTTCTCGGCCCTCAGCATATCGTTCTCGGAAGCCAGTCTGCTCGTTTCGTCAATGAGCTTTGCTAGCTCGAACGCAAGCTCGTGGTCAACTCCGTCTTTCCTGTTAATGGCATTGCGTAGGAACTCTACGATTTTCGGATACTGTGTGTTGGACATTCAGCTTGCCTCCTTGAATGAATTTGCCTTGCGACGTAACTATCGTTCCATGTTAGTAAGTGGTTGCGGTCGTTTCTCCTGTAGGGGCGGCCTCGTCCACAATTCGGAACACGATTTCTTCCCCTTCGACATCGGAGACAAGCCGTTTACCTTTCAGGAGTTCGCTCAAGTCCTTCGGAAGTCTAACTTCCCCACCAGCCTTGATGACCATAGCACCCATAGCCCGGAACAGGGTCTTGTTCTCCATTTGCAGTTGTGTGTTCTCAGCGGACAGAGCCTGTACGGTATGGCGCACCAAGTCCAGTTCTTGACGCTGAGAAGCACGCTGTACCTGACGAGCAAAGTTCATGTGGTTACCTCCGGTTCTTGTAGATGTAGGCAGATACGGCAAGAATGAATACGACCCCGCTCACGAAGTGGATGAACACATTCAGAATGTAAAGGCCGACGGGTATGGTAATCATACACCTGACCGCCCTTGCCGGTTGGTGATCGTCCGAGACAGGGAGAACTTCGTTTCCTCCCACTTACGGATGAGTCCATTGAGTTCCGTCAGCTTGCGCTCCGCTTCGGTCAGCTTGCCGAGCATTTCAGCCGTAAGCCAGTGGGAGCCAGCCACAGCCGCCTTTTGCTCCCGCCCACCATCAGCGTGAGCGAAGATGTAGTCTTTAATGAAGGTCACGCAACGGATGAGAACGTTCACGCGATCTTGCCACAGACCTTGAACCCAATAAGCGTACCCAAGCAATCGGTTCCACTTCTCAAGGTATTCCTCAAGATGGGTGTTGCTCAGGGTGTAGATTCCTCCCTGTTCCATTAGAGCGTCCCACTCGTCGGGTAATGTCTCCCAAATGCTGGGAGGCTTCGTCGGGAACAGGAACCCTGCTTCGACAAGCTGTTGCGGGGCGCGTTCGTTCATGGCCTCGTACCATTCCCGAACCTTGCCGATAAGGTATTGCTCCTGCTCCTGCGTCAAGCAGTTCAATGGGCCAATCATAGCTTTCCTCCTTATTTGTCAGCGTCAACTTTGCGGATGGAGACGGACTCCGTGAACTGCTGATGAACGTACTGACGGAATTTGTGGAGCGTCAGCTTGCCGTCTTCCACGGCTTGTAGAAGGAACTCCAAGTTGATTGCCGACTCTGCCACACCGAGGTCGGTCGCAAGCTCCTGTTTGTCGATGACTTTGGACTTTCGCTCGCCGACCTTGACCTTGACATCGAACAGCGGGTCAAGACCGAACCGGTATTCCTCCTGATTGGAGAGACGCATCAATTGGCCAATGTCGGCTTTCAGCGCTTCGCGCCGTTCCTCTAGTCGATGGATTTCTTCGCCTAGATTAAGATACTCGACCGCCTTGGCTTCCAGCGAAGCCGTGTCTTTAATCTCTGCCATGTACCCTTCCCCCTAGAACAAGTATTGGATTTTGAACACGAAGAAGAAGAATGCCGGTGTGTCAGTGGTTTGCAGGTAGTCTATGAGCAACTGGACATGGTGGTTCGACATCACCCGATAAAGAGGACGACTCATTCTGAATCATCTTCCTTGATGAATTTGAGCCATCCTGCTACCGCTACTGCTGTAGCGTCTGATTGGTCTTCTGTCTCGAACGTCTCTACAGGCACGTTCAAATAGTCTGCTACGCACTCAGCCACATCCTTTTTGTGGGCCAATCCGTAATCTGAAATAATTTTCTTTACTGTAGTAGGAGGAAGTTCTACAACTTCATATCCTACAAGTTCTGCTTCCAATGCTCCCCTTGCTCGGAATGTGGCTTGGGTGGAGTTGTTGAACTTGGTGAATCCTCTTTCCAAGAACACTTTCTTATGGAGAGGTTGATACTTGGCTACGAGTTCTTTTGTTTTTGCCGCGATAAGAGCAAGCTTTATGGAGGTTGGTTCATTTGCCAAAGAAGCGTTTCTCCCTTTGACGTGACCCACCTCGGCTAACTTTGGCTTCTTGCCGCGAACATCTAAAACGCAGTACCCGGTGGCGTTCAAGCTGGGGTCAAAAGCAAGTACGAATGATGCTTTATCCATTTACTTCACCGCCTTCCTTACTGAACGGCACGTACTTAACTCTTGCTTCTTTTTACATCCTGTTTGGCTTTTCCATGACGACGACGGTGGTCGTATCGAATAATGTCCATGAATTTCTTTTGTTCCGTCTCGTGTCTCCTTTCTTTGTTCGTTTCGCCCTAACTATCGTTCTAAATGGTCAGACGGTTGCTAAGAAAAAAAAATAAAGACTGCCGCATTACGCGACAGTCACCGTTACCGGGATGACAATGGTACTTCCGTTGTTCGTTATCGTGATTTCCGCTTCGCCCTCACCGATAGCAAAGACCATGCCGTTCAAGTCTACAGCAACAACCGATTCGTCGGACGTTTCGTAGATCGTTCCTGTTTCGCGAACATCCACGTCGATAATCCAGTTGTCTCCTTTTTCTTCATTACCGTTGGTTGTGAACGTCAGGCCGATTTCTTCTCCGTCAATGTCAACGAAGCTGTACTCGTTTTCGTTTTCGGTTTCGATGAGCGAAAGACCAAGACGTTCTTTGGAGTATACGTTCCACCCTTGAGCCGTCTTGACAACCTTGATCGTTGCGCTGATCGGGAGCTTGTAACCGGAGGCATCGACGTTCGTAATGAAGCCGATGTTGTTGTATCCTCCTTCGTCCGCGTCCCGGAACGTAGCCACGGCCTTGAATCCAGCCGAAACGTCTCTCGTGGAGCCGTCCGTATAGGTGGCAACGATGACGAGTTGTTCCGTATTGCCTACAGCAAGCTCCAGCGAGGAAATAGCTGTACTGATGTTAACGACGGTCGGAACCGGCATCAGTTCGAGGTTCAGAAGTGCGTCGATCTCTCTTTGAACGGCGTCCCGCGCCTGAGCTAGAACTACTTTAGCGTAGCCGAACGCATATTGATCGTGTACCTGAACGACTTCTGCCTTCTTGAGTTCCAGTTCGTTCAGGAGCGCACGATATTGGCCTACGTTCATGGCTCTCCCTCCTTTTGAATTTTCCTATACAGTATAAGAAGCAAATGGGCGGGCCTTACCGACTCCGAGTAGACCGGTTCCCATATTTTACATTTACGTGTAGGACGTTTATCTCCCTAATAATCGTTGCAAAATAGTTAATGGTTGGGTATAATGTACCCAAATTCAACTCCATAAGGGGTGTGAAAGGTGTGAAAGATGTGTTCAGATGGACGGAAGTCGAGGAAGACATCCTTGTTCAAGCCATTAAAGAATCCGGCTCTGTCCGCGAAGGGTTAAACAAAGCCGCAGAAGTGCTGGGAACGTCGTTCTTCATTTGCCGCAACCATTGGTACAAGAAGCTACAGCCACGGCTGGCGGCTAAGGAGCGGCAGGAGGTAGAAACAAGTGACCAGCAGGCAGAAGGTGTATCCGACCTCAAGGACAGCTTAGAAGGCTTCTTGGGCGGGCTTTCAAAGATGGTGGACGACAACAAGAGGCTGGTTGAACGAAACACGTACCTTGAACGTGAGATAAAGAACCTCATACAAGAGAATAGGGAGTTGAAGGAGGCTTACGAGTACGTCCTGAAAGTGATCGAACGCGCTCGTAAGCTGGCATTGGAGGACGAGAACAGGCCGGATAAAGTGACCTACACTGTCCGGGACGGGGTAGTAGAGAAGGTGGGGTAAGGAGAACAATAGTTCTCCTTTTTTTTCGGCCTTCAAAACGGGTGCCCGAACTTTTGACCCCCCTACACCTCAATGTTCAATGATAATGTACTTTACACGTGGAAAACGTTTAATTTTTGTCCCATTCTCGCTATTTTCGTATTCAATTGTTTCTCGCTCCCTCTTTAACTCATAATCCCTACCCAATACTTCTAATGCGGATATTAGTTCCTTCGCTTGTTCAAAAGAATATGTTTCGTGATTCCTGACCATTTTCTCAACCTCCATACCGTCAGCATGAGGGGAGACGTTTTGTCTCCCTTATTCTACTGGCTCCCAAACCTCAATCACTTTGGGCACTTTGTGTACTTCCGTACACGTTACATAGTCTCCATACTCCCAAGGACCTTCATCTTGAAGTTCTGTAGCACCAACGCAGTACTCCGCTTGGTAGTATTTTCCATCAATCCACTTGAAGACAATCTTGTGATGGATTGACCATCTGCTATTGTGGGTGATGGTGTCCTCGATGACTTCTACGCCATCGTACCCATCGTATGGCAGACCGTAATCCTTGAGTTCGTCCACACTGATTCGGATTGTCCTTGCCATTCAAGTTACCTCCTTAGCCTTGCAGAGAGTTGAAGTACACTTCCTTAGCTTCCTTCAATCTTCTTTCAGCTTCTTCCATATAGTCAAAGCGTTTGAAGAACCTTGTCTTACGTCCGTAATTGAACTTAATCTCATATCGGTTACGCATTGGGAACCACCGGATTGAATGTCTGGAATGTCGGGCAAAGTCTACTGAATCCGCAAAAATTGCGACAGTAGAACTCCTGATACTGAGCCGGGAACCTTCCTTGGTTGTAGTACGACATGATCTGCATGTACTTGAACCTGATCGTGTTCGCAACCTGTTGGAGACGTTCCATTGGGATTTCCACTTCCACGATCTTGTTGAATCTTGTAAAGTGGTAGCGATACTTGTAGGGGAACTCTCCGTACAGGATGTAGGACGCAAGGCCATAAATCGGAAGCTGGTTCTTCTGCTTCATCGCATTTTCAGAGTACGGCTTCGATGTCTTGTAGTCCGTTACGATCAGACCGATCTCGTCGCGCTCCACCTTGTCGATCAGTCCCGTGACCGGGGAACCAACGCCGTCGATCTCGAACCGGAAATACTGCTCAAGTCCAATGACCTTCGACCAATCCATCTCCGGTAATTGCTTGATAAATGTCGCTCCCTGCTCGTAGTATTCTTCCCGCGTATCATCGTTCGGGAACTCGATCATCGGGAACAGTTCGTCATAAATCGCCACCATTTTTGGTACGTCGAGTGTTATCTTCTGTTCCATAATCAGGTTGCCGTAGGAGTTGAGGATGTTGTCGATGGTCTCTTCCTCTTTCTCCTTGTTCTCGTACCAGTCCCAGTGAGGGTAGTAAACCGTCCGTGGGTACATCTCCGCGAAGAAGTGGATGAGTGTCCCGTAGTTGGCGTAGTAGTCATTGACTCCCTCCTTGGGCGGGCGCTCCGGGTTGATGTACGCATGGAAGTAAGACAACGGACACTGCGCCAGCCGGTCGAGGGCGGAGTTCGACAGAGAAACTTTAATTACCTCCATTGTTGTCGTCATCCCTCCACTCCTGAACCGAAAGCTCCATATAGGATACTTTGGAACAAGGTACAATGGACACCTTTCCCATGATGTTAGGTACGGAGAAGACCTTACCCTCTTTCAGATAAGTAACAAGCATGGCCCGGAAATGCATCTCTGCTTCCTCTCGCGTCAGGTACTCGTTGGAGTCCTTCTTTACAAGTTTTCGTTCGAGCCAGTCAACGCGACGCACTTCCCCATTGTCCATGAAGAACTTAACTGTCACTTTATACACCATCGTTATCATCCTCCGTGAACTTGTAGTCGGTGAAGTCTTTCAGGTGAATTTCCACTCGGTCGAGGTAACAGTCGGGGTCGTTGCGAAGTTCTTCCTCAATGGCTTCTAGCTTCGCGAGCACTTCCCGGCTGATAGGAGGTTTAAGGTTATCTTCTCCCAACTCGTACCGATTCCACCACCGCCTGAATGTCTCAAGCGTGAATGTTTGGCTGATGTAATCCTCGCAGTGGCGGCACCAAAGAACGAGCGACTTGTCGCATTCCATTTCCTCGGGTACGAAGTTGGACGGCTTGCCGCACTTTGGACACCTGTTCATGAATCCAAGCATCAGTACACCTTCTTAATCAAGTGCAAAGGAACTTGTTTCAGGTATTTACCTGCATATCCCCTCCGCTCTTTTTCGTCCATGTACTTGGTGTAGTCCATCTCCGGTACGATGTAGGCGTAGTTCTCTCCGTTAGAGTAAGTAACGAAGATACAAGTACCGTACTTTTCATGAACAACCAGTTGACCCTTCTCCAAACTGTGGACTTTAACCATAAGGTCAACTTCATTCTTAACCTCGTCGGTCAAGCCCTGCTCATGAACTTTACGGATAAGGTCAAGCATCCGTTTGTATTCCTTATTCATGTGTTCACCCTCCTTCGCCCTAACTATCGTTATATCGGTGGGGATTGTTGCGAAAGGAAAAGAGGGCTTTCGCCCTCTATTCCCTGCTTTCCTCGTGTCCGTTTTTCAACAAGAGAAGCAGACCTATGTTCATACCAACAGCCGCAACGAACAGGAACGACAACACCAGCATGTTTCACCGCCTTTCGTGAATCACATACCCCTTCTCGACACCGTGGCCGCAACAAGCGCTGATTGCACCAGGCACGTACCCTATGCAAGCGTCAAACCCTTCCGGTGTTGGGAGGAGCCCGCATTTTACACACGGTCTTTCTCTGTCCGCAGGCGAATGGTCGTCTTGGTAAACCCACTGGCCATTCATGTAAACAATAAGGTGCCCGCGAGAGTATGAAGAAATGGCCACGTCCCCCTCACCCCTTACCACTGTCATTGGAGTTCCTTCTTTTGGGGATAAGGACATTCTTCATGATAATTGTATGTGAGACGGACACGGCGGATACGATAGCGATAAGGACGACTGAAATCAACAACCACGGGAGTTGTGAAACAATGATAAGACTCACGAGAATGAATAAGATGTTGTTTACTACCACATCCCAAAACAATCTCTTTGCTTGTGATCTCGTAATGGTGATATTGTTGTTTTTCATTTCACTTCTTCCTTTCTCATTTAATAAGTGTAGACTTCGTAACGAAGTTTGTCTAGCAGTTCTTTCGCCCGGCCCTCGTCTTTCGTGTTGAACAGTACAAAACGATGCTTGCGCGGGCGGGGTACGAGATAGGTGTCCATCGGGTCATAGTCCTTGCTCCGGTTGTATCGAACATTCCCTTCTTTGTCAACCCGGTTTGTACGCTCCTTTGTCAGACCCGTGTATAGGAAGCCAAGTCGCCTAAAGATAGGGATAATACGTTTGTTACTATTGTTCGGCACATAGCTCAGAACAATATCCTTGTTCTGTGGAATCCGCGTCAGGCACTTTTTCAGGAAGTGCACAACCTCGCCATTCGGCACCGAGGAATCTACCCACATACTGTTCAGTTCGATGATGTTATATCTCTCATCCTCGCCGCACAGTCCCCGGATGATGGCCGGACTCGGCGGGCTACCGAACGTAGCGACCGCGACAAGCTCATTTTTACGTATGTTGTCAAACAGACCGAAAGCGTAACTGATGTTTGGGCGCTTGTTCAGCTTGTCGATAGCATCCTTCCTGCTGACCTGTGCGACCGTGTAACGACCTTGAACGTTGTGTCGTTTATTTTTCATGTATTCAACCATTCCCTTCTTGCTTTTTGGCATCTCCGGGTTGACGTTTCGTCGAGCCTCCTTATCGGATGGTGAACGGTATGCACTTGACGTCACTGTACGGCAAGATAGGCTGAAACGCCGATTCCGGGACGGTAACACGGTTAGCGGCCTTCTTACTGGACTCCATATGCCGGCTGATCCATTGTCGTGCTTCTTGTTTGGTGGTGCCAGTGAACCGGATACCGAGGTTGTCCTCAATATACCATATCACCTGACGTTGACGGTTGGTAACGGGTTCCATGTCTTCACCTCGTTTCGCGGCGGGGCGGTCGCCACCCGAAACGAATAACGTGTTTCCGCACATACTCACTCATTCCTACACTCCTTTCAGTAGATGGGGGTGATCGTGGATGTTGCCGATGATTTCAAACGATCTATAAAATTTAACGTTGTATCTTTTTTCTTTCAAGTATTTGCTATATCCATCGAGAACGTAAGCCGCGTTACGAAATTTGACCACACCGATGAAATTGACATACCGTCCTGTCTCGCAATTGAGGACATGTCCTTTTACGACGTCACCCTCGTAAGCATCTACGCCTTTCTTGTCATGTTCGCCAATGTATCGCCCCACGGTTTTGGGATCGACGCGCCACCAGTATTCGGTGCTGAAGTATTCTTCGCAGAACTCCACGATGTCGCCAACAATAACGTCTTTGCCGATCAAGTACCCATACACCCATTCGCCGGTGTCTTTCCGCTTTCCGCGATACATGGTTCAGGCTCCTTTCTCATGTAATCCGTGGTCTGTGGGGAGACCCCTGTTACGTGTCACAAGTACTGTTCGGGAAATTTTTGCTATAGATGGTGGAGACTTTTTCACTCCCGCCACCAGTAGTTGGCATTTGACCATATCGCCCATTGTCCTTCTCCTTTCAGTAGAATACAATGAGAAATTCCATAATATCCGACTCCTTTGCATTTTTCACCGTAATTATCGGTACATTTAGTCCAATGGTTGCGATAAAAAAAAGAGCGGATTTCTCCGCCCTTATATAGCGATTTCGCTTTCCTCATCTTCGTCGTCTTCGATAAGGCCCGGAATGTATTCGATACCTTCCTTAGACAATGTAAGGACGACAGACGCTTCTTCTTCGCCGATTTCCTCAAACACGCCAACTTTATACTCGATACCGAACTTGGCCAGTTTCTTCTTGACTTCTTCCTCGAAGACTTCCCGCCAGTCGAGTTCCCCGGCGATGACTTGGTTGATTTGTTCTTGGGAGAACTTTCCTCCCCAATACGGGGAGACTTCTACGTCCGACTTGAACTCAACACCAACATCGTTCGGTATGACACTGCACATGATTTCCGAGATTTCTTTGTACACTTCATACGGAGTGTCAATCGGCGCGTCGAATATCAGTTCGTCATGCACCTGCAATACAAGATAGATACCATGTTCTTCGAGCTTCGACTTGTAACCTTCACGCAACCACTCGTCTCGGTCAAAACACTTTGTACCGTCCGGGCGGGTCGGGTAGAAAAGCTCCACCATAGCTTTTTTCGATTGGTCTGCTGATGACAATGTGTTACCCTAGAGGCTTTTTATCCTCTAGTTCCGGTGGTTTCCCACATCACCGCCCCGACCACCGGGCGGCTACGGCCAGTCAATCCTGACCCGGTTCAGCATACGTTTTCACCACGCAATGTCTATCGTGGTGCCGGACACTCGTGGAGGGGTTATCGCTCTCTTAACGCTCACCCTCTATGCGTTACGGTGGCGAGTGATGCTCTCGCTTACCTCGGCGTTACCATATCCGTAAGGACTTAGGCTTCACCGATTTTGCCCGGTTTAGACAAGGCCGCATCAGCTATTCGTTAGATACTATCTAACAATTTTTAAGACCTTGTATTTTCACATTCGTACTTTGCCTTTTAGCTTTTTCAATCTTCCAATGCCATCCCTTTTTCTTATACATTTCATCCTGCATAGCTTCTTCGATTACTTCCCCGAAGCGGCGCTTCCGGCCAAGGATGGTCTCGACATAACCTTGAGCCATAAGCTCGCGGTGGGTTTCGACTTCCCACTTGAGGTAATATGGAAGACCGGACTTAAAGCTGTCAATCAGTTTTTGTGCTTCTTCTTTAGTGTCCTCAATTTGTTCTGAAAGACCAATGGCGGTGATACCGTATACCACCATGTAGTTCCCACTATTTCTAGGGGCATGGACTATACCTTGGCGGCCATCTCCGTGACCGCCCCTCCCGTATATACGTGTTCGATTGATTTACCGCCCGTGGGCGGTAGGCGACACGTATAGGTTAACTACTTACAATAAGCATAAGTAATTAACGCAAGTCTCTACACCATCGTCCTCTTGATTCAGAGGGTTTTGGCTCGGTATTACCATACCTAGTGGTTTACTAGGCTACAGGCTTCACCGATATGAGGGAGGTTTTAGTTCGGCATGTATGTCTACCGAACACAACGCTCTTGGTCTTCTTCCGTAGAAGTTCGAAGAACGAGGCAAGGCGTTCAATAGTATTCTCGTCGCACACATCAGGGTTTAGGTCGGACGTTTCCTTCGTACCGAGATACGTAACGGCATACTTGATTTCGCTCGTTCCCTTCCAGCGCTCAATTGCCGCCGACATGTTGGCCGCTGTTTCTTCTGCCGTCTCGCCCTTGTAGTTTCGGATTTGCTCGAACATGTCGTAGTCGAATCCGTGAATTTGACACGTAACCCGGCTGTGCATATCGAGTCCTTTTTGGAATACTTCGATCAGGGCGGGTTCTTTGGTAAAGATTGCCAACCACCTAAGCTCTTGTTGCTTAACCTATCTACTTTCGTAGTAGCCTGACTATACCTTCACGGGGCAACTTCGTAGCCACTAAGCCCCGGCCCGCCGTATATACTGGTTCGATTGATTTACCGCCGCCGGGCGGCAGGCGACCAGTATAGACCGCCTAATGGCAGTCAAGTCGATACACTCCCTGCTACTGGGAGCACGGGATTGCCGACCGTCCTTTACGGTTTCGGGTTCCCCGTTTTGAGCGGGTTTTACTTCAGCCAACAAGCGGTAAACTGAAGTCCGCACTTACGAGAAGTCTGCCCGGCTCTGCGGTGCGGAACGCATACCGTATGAGATCGAAGCGCGAAGGCACTTGCTGAAGGTTTGGGTTGCTACAGCTTACACGTCCTGTACGAACCAATTGGTTGTAGTTCGGGTGGATTACCCCATCGACCGCATCGTTTGGCAACTTCTCGCAGAACGCATCTATCAATTTAGACAAACCGCGATACTCCAACAGAAGTCCGATGACAGGGTGCTTCTTCTTGTTGCGCGTAAGCACCTTCTTGGAAGTCGGGGTCTTGAGAACCGTCTTCTTAAGCTCCTTGTCGTATTCCTCGACAGGCTCTAATATTTTGTGTTCCTCGTACAACTTATAGGACACTTGGGACGGGGAACCAAGATTAAGCGGCTCGACGACTTCGTGTTCTTCTTTGTACTTAATGCCATTCTTCTGCCGGGTCTTGGTTCGTTTGAGTGTGATTGTGCCGCCTAAATAGTCGTATATACCCTTCTCGATTTTCTCGCCAGTTTCAGGGTCAATCTTGCCGTGAACGATTTCGTGCAGTTTCTCTTCAAGAACTTTACCGATTACATCTTTCAGGAACTTAGCGTCGATGGCAACGCCGCGCCGTTCAGCAAGCGTAAAGATTGGGATGAGCGGCATTTCCACTTCGCGGAACAGCTTCCATACCCTGTCAAGCTGATAGGCAGGGTTTTCAAATATCTGCTTCTGATACATGAATACCCAGTGAGCCATGAACACGTCATGAGCGCCGTAGTACAAAGCTATCCGGTGCGGAATTTCGTCGTATGGAATCTTATCGAACAACGCTCCGAACTTGAATGTCGGGCGGCGCAACTCGTCGGGACTCATCTTACCAGTCTCGATAAGCCAAGGCAGAGCGTAGTTCAAGTACCAGTCCTTAAGACCTTTAGGCTTGTTCTCGTTCAACAATCCCCCGGCAATCGTGGTGTCCCAATAAATGTTCCAAGTAATGTCAATGTTCGCCCAGTTGTAAAGAACGTGAATATCGAACTTGGCGTTTGCAAGCACAAGCATCTTGTCAGCTTCCAACAACGGGCGGAGGGCATTGGCGACAGTGTCAAAGTCCAATGTAGGAATATCCTTTGACATTGGATGTTTGAACGGTCTCATTGGGATGTAGAAGTATTGCTCCGACATGAAACCAATCTGAATGGAGATAAGACCGTCACGCCAGTTGTTCAGACCGTAGGTCTCTGTATCAAGGAATACATAGGCTTCGCCTTGATACATGGTTTTGTAAGCCTTGTAGTAGTTGACCAATCGTTCCAACAATTCCGGCGTGTTAATAAGGATGTAGTTGTCCGGCACGACAATTGACTTCTCAATGTCCAATATCTGCTGTTCCTTCTTGGTCAGCTTCTTGGCTTTCTTTACTTCTGTGTTGGCCTTGGTTCGTACCCGTTTACGTTTTTGCTTCTCGTCACGGGCTTCCAACGCCTCCATAATATCAGACACATCAGACACTCCGGTTCCCTCCCCTTTGACATAAATCAGCCGCCTAATGGCAAGAATAAAGGGGCGATTAGATCGCCCCTATGGTGCCGCCTAATCAGAACGGCAGTTTACGTTGAGTCGCCCCCGTCTGCGGAGCCGCCCCTGCGTCAGCCGCCCCTGCCTGCGGAGCATCTGCTCCCGTAGCCGCCGCACCTGCCTGCGACTGTGCTTGCACGTTTGCGATCATTGCATTCATGAAGCCTTGGATTTCTTCCGGCGTGTGCGGAGTGATCTGCGGCGTGATGTCCGGCAGGTCGAGGTCTTCGATGTTCGGCAGTTCGTAGTCGCCCTTCTTATACTCGCGGGCGGAATACGACGTGTCGCTTGCGCTCTTGCCCGTTCGATAGATGACCACGTATTGCTTCGTGGGGTCAATCTCATCGAGGTTGAAGTCATTATTCAGTTTTTGGATGTGTGTCTTCGCCAGCGAGACGAACTTGACTTTGTTGTCGGTCGGGTCATACACCCGGAACTTGATGCGGAGCGCCGGATACTTACCCGGATTAGCCGCACACAGCGGACATACATCCTTGCCGGGGCAACGAATGTATTTCGGGTTCAGGCTCGGTTCGTAGTGTTCGCGGATGCCGACGAGATCGTTGTACCAGTCGATGAACAGCAGAACCTTCGGTTTTCCTTCCTCGAAGGTAACGAACTCCGTGCCGCCGCTCAGAATTTCATTCAGTCCACGTACTACAGTCATTTTTGCTTCCTCCTATGATGTTTGATGTTCTTGAGGGGCCGTACCGCCCGCTCGCCGTAACTATCGTTGCATCATATTGGATGGTTGCGATGAAGTTACGGAATGTATATAATGAAGTCAAACGGGGAACAGTATGAATGTAACCCCTAATAATCTCCCCAACCCGACAAAAGGTTGCGAGGAAATTTATGACAACGTATTGTCAAACTGGCAGACTAGTGGTATAATACCATCAGGTTGGGTTACATTCTGTATCTACAACGGTTACATTAAGTTACCGGGACTTACGCCCGGTAACCGCAGAACTCTCGCAGTTTCTTGAGCGCCCTTGTACCGTGGGACTTGTGGAGTCCCAAAGCGTTGTACGCCTCGGAGACATTCATTCCCAGCGTGTCTTCGTTGAACAGCATCAGTTCGACGATGCGACGTTCGTTCGGGGTGAACCGGTGTGCGTTGCGTCGGTAGTCGATACGTAGAGTGGTAATGTCGAACCCGTAGTCTTTCACGGCCGCGCTGAACGCATTCGCTCCGCCCGCACCGGAGTCTTCCTCTACACCGTCGCAAAAGTTCACGGATGTAGAATTTTGCACGATCTTCCGATTCATGCGGCGGAAGTAGTCCACTACTACGCGCTTCACGATGACCTGTGCGAAGCTGAACAACTTGTCTTCCGGCAGTTGCTCTTTGCTGTACTTAGGAAGGGCGGAAAGGATTTCAACGATGCAGTCCTGCTTCACGTCTTCCTTGTCCTGATCCTTGACCTTGAACAGTTCAAAGTCAAAGATAGGTTTCAGGATGTCGAGATTCAGGGATACCGTGTTTTGCATAATGTATCTACCTCCAATGAATTGATGTGTAATGACCAAAGGGAGTTTTATACCAGCCCATTCAGCAGGCTGACGTTGATGGCGGGGCAACGGTCAAGCATACCGCACCGCAACAGGTCGTTAGCGTCCTTGCACAACGGGTTTGCATATTGGACTACATTGACTACGAATCCGGCTTTATTTAGACGTTTCACCGCCTCAGCCGTGCCCTGACGACCTGCATCGTCGTTGTCAAGCATCAGGTCTATCGTGTCTATCCCTGCGGCCTGTAGAGCCTGAACCTGATTCTTGAATAGGATGCGACCGTTAATGGCCACCGCCGCTATACCTACCTCATAGTTGCTCATGGCGTCTATGGGTGACTCGCACAAACGGACTCGGCGTATTCGGTCTTTGGTCGTCTTGAGCTTGTCTATAAAATGAAGTCCGAACACAATGTCCTTCTTGATCGGCGACCCATCATTGATGAACTTGGCTCCGTGGTAGTTGTTTCCTACCTTCCGCTTTTGAATAAACCGGAGGTCGCCTTTCCGGGTTCGTTGCGGGAAGGTTATACAGTTGTTATCCACGTCCACGCCTATTTGGTAGGTCTGCAACGTGCGCCACGACAGTTTGCGTTCGTTGAGCATGTAGCCCATAGCCACGTCGTAGACCCACGGGTTCTTCTCGCGGGAATTGAGATATCCTTCGAGAACACTTTCATCGACTGTGGGAAGTCTTAGAGGCTCCCTGCCGCTGTCGATGATCGACTCCACGTCGATAGCCAGTCTCTTTTCCTCAACGAGATAAGTAGACAGAAGCATCTTCAATCCTTCGCCATCGTCAAGGCCGAGGGCCAGTTCTATGACCCTATCCACTGTCCCGAGGTAGCCACAGTAGAAACAGTTGCAGTGGTACGGCGGCTCCTTCGAGATGCCGAACGACGGGCGGGTTTCGGCGTGGTTAGGACAGCACGACATCAGCCAGTCCCCGGTATCGTTCGTCTTGCTAAACGCATTCGGGTTTGTTAAGTAGTTCGGGGAATGCTGGTACTCGAACCTAAGCTCGTCTGTCAAGTCCTCCACGTCGATGAAGATGGTTTCGAGAATTTCCCTTGACTTTTCGTCCTCCATTCGCTGGAGGACGTTACGGACAATCATAGGCACCACCCCTTTCAATTGACCAACGACAGACCGTGCTTTTTGGTACAACCGTACCGTCCATACGTGTCACGTTAACCTCGTACTTGTTTTTCATTAGATACCACCTAAAAGTATTGCTCACCGACATCTTCGTTCAAGACATGGACAAGGCCGGTATCGAAGTTATAGCGAACGAGGAACGACTGACCGCTCTTGTTGTTGCGGTTCTTGATAACCGTGATACGGAACGTGTTCTCGTTCACTTTCACGACAGATATGCCCTTAGAGGCGTCCTGCAAGATCGCATACGCTTCGCCGATGTCCTCGCCTTCCACGCTGGCCGACGAGTCTTTCTTCACCCTCCGGGCCGACTCCCTATTCGCCTGAGCAACTACGTAGCCGGGTATTCCCGTATCAAGAATCATGGCGCGGACTTCGCGTGAGACAACGAACAACTGCTGTCTCAAGTCTCCGAAGAATCCGGTCGGAAGAACAACTTTCGACAACTGGTCGAGGGCAAAACGGGTGTGTCCTTCCGTCTCAAGAATGCGCCTAATCTCGTGGGTCGTAGGCAGTCGTCCGCCGAACGTATCCATGTCGTAGATCATGATGTCTCGTTTCTTCTTCTTGAGACGGTCAATGAAGTCAATGTACCGATCTCTTTCTTCCGCGGTCATGGTGCCCCGCGTCAGGGCCAAGCGAGACACGTTACCTAACACGTTGTCCCAATTGTGTGCGATCTCCACGGCCTTTTGCTCCAGCGCAAAATACGCCGGGAAGTCGCTCGGGTCGTTTGTGCTGTTCCACCCCGCCTGCAACATGAAGGATGTAATCAACGTCTTACCCATGTTGGTGGGGGCGAATACGAGGAAATAGTCCGTAGCAGTAGGGTCGTCCCCTCCGCCTTCAAGCCCGTTCGTTGCAATATCAAGCGGTGTAAACCCTGTACTGATGCCGAGAATATCGGTTTCGCTTCTGCCGTGAATCTTCTCGTAAGCGGATAGACGGTTCTCGGCTTCCCCTATGTAGGAGTACCCCTTGTTAGTCGCTCCGATCAACTTGAGGATATTCCCCGCGTCGTACCTGAGCTTCTGAATGGCCTCTACCGTTCTACGCTCCCCAATCATGTTGGCCGCCTCTACCATTAGCGGCCTGAACAGCCTGTGTATCCAATCTTCCTTTAGAGCTTCCCTTACAGCATCCACGTTTTCGGGCTCTACAGGCTCGAATGTCTCGAACCTGTTCATGACCGTTTCGAGAGTCGGAACGTCTCCGTGTTCCTTCTTGAACTTCCTGATGAACTCGAAGGC